TGTGGGAGCAAGACAATCCCCCACCTTGCTCCTACATACTTCAGTCTTACGATACCGCTTTTAGCTCTAAGCAAACTGCTGACTACAGCGCCATTACCACTTGGGGCGTGTTTCGTCCTAGCGATGGTGCACCTGAGTCGATTATTTTGCTTGATGCCAAACGTGGGCGCTGGGACTTTCCCGATCTTAAGTCGACAGCTTATGATGAATATAGCTATTGGCAACCGGACATTGTCTTGATAGAATCTCAAGCAAGTGGTACGCCTTTGACGCACGAGCTGAGAATGATGGGCATACCTGTGGTGAACTACCGACCCACTAAAGGGAAGGACAAAGTCACCCGTGTACACAGCGCCTCTCCTGTGTTTGAAGCAGGGATGGTGTGGGCTCCCGATGCCATTTATGCAGAGGAAGTTATAGAGGAATGCGCAGCATTTCCTTTCGGTGAACACGATGATTTTGTAGATTCAACAACACAGGCTATACTAAGATTTCGTCAGGGTAACTTTGTAAGATTGGATTCAGATGAAGAAGATGAAGAACCAATCCCCCGACAACGAATATATTATTAGAGGTAATAATCATGGCAAGAAAAATAATTAAAAAAGCTGTTAAAGAAGGAATCAAACGTGGCAGAGGCAGACCAAAGGGATCTACCAATAAAATAAAAACAACCAAGCGCAGCGAAGCTCCGATTAAATCAGAAAGAAGTAAAATCGAAGCAGCTAACAAGGCAGCGGCCAACAAAAGAAATTCTAAGTCTATTGCTAAGAAAGCATTAAAAGCAACACCGGCCGCAGCTGCAAAGAAAACTGGTGGCAGAGGAAACATTAGAGCCACTGCTCTTGGACTAGGCGCATCAGCTGCAGCGATTGGAACTTTAAATAAAAAGAAACCAACAGCCAAAAAAGAAACATTTGCTCAAGCATTTAAAAAAGCTAGAGCCAAAGGTGAAGGCACGAAGTTTACTCACAATGGCAAATCATATACAGCTGTTACCAAAACTGACCTGAAGAAAAAAGGTTACGATGCTAACGAGCTTGCTGCTTACAACAAGCGTGGCGGTAAATCCAGAGGTCCTTTGAATAGACTGGGTCAAAAAGCTAAGAAAGTTCTTTTAGGTAAAGACAAAAAGTTCGGTGGCGATAAAGGCGCGATTGACTTTATTAGAAAGCCTAAGAAGAAAGCTGGCGGCGGTATGATGAAAACTAAAGGCTATAAGTCTGGCGGTATGATGAAGACCAAAGGATATAGATCTGGCGGTATGCTTTCTAAGGGCAACAGAAATGGTGGCAAAAGAAGAGGAGTAGGCGCAGCTAAAAGAGGTTTTGGTAAAGCTTTAAAATAAAATAAATGGCAATAGAGAAAGCAATCACCATTGAGGATCAAGTAGACCTTAAGGTTAGAGATAGATCCAAAGGCATGGAGCTAGAAGTTGATGTAACTGAAGAGGATGCAGACTTCGATAACTTTGAGCAACTTGAAGATGGCAACATTGCATTTGGCATGCCCACTCCCCCTATGGAAGATACAGACTTCTATGCCAACCTTGCTGAAATCATTGATGACGGAGATTTAAACTCAGTCAAAAATGATTTGATGGGCAACATCGATGCTGACAAAGAGTCACGCAAAGAATGGGAAAAAACATATCGTGAAGGCCTAGAATATCTTGGCATGAACTACGAAGAAAGAACCCAACCATTTGATGGGGCTTCTGGTGTTATGCATCCATTGCTTGCAGAATCTGTAACTCAGTTTCAAGCGCAAGCCTATAACGAACTCTTACCATCGCAAGGCCCAGTCAAGACACAAGTCATTGGCATGGCTACCCCTGAAACAGAACAACAAGCATCACGCGTGCAAGAGTTTATGAACTATCAGCTCATGCAAGTTATGCGTGAGTATGATTCAGAAACCGATCAGATGTTGTTCTACCTACCGCTGAGTGGTTCAGCTTTTAGAAAAGTATATTACGATCAAAACTTAGGCAGAGCAGTTTCTAAGTTCATTCCAAGTGAAGACTTAATTGTTCCATATGGGGCAACAGACTTACACAGCGCGACAAGAATCACTCATGTGATTAATATGTCAATGAATGAAATACGCAAGTTGCAACAAGTTGGTTTTTATCGTGATGTAGAACTAAACTATGGAACAGTAAATCCAGATGAAACTGACGAAATCCAAGAGGAGATCGATAAGTTACAGGGCGTTGAGCCTAACTATTCAGATGATGATAATTGTCAAGTCTTTGAGTCCCATGTCGAGTTAGACATACCGGGCTTTGAAGATATGAACGCTGAAGGTGAAGAGACAGGCATTAAGTTGCCATACATCGTTACCATGGCCAATGGCAAAGTATTGTCTATCAGAAGAAACTACAAAGAAAATGATCAGTTAAAAGAACGCATCAATTACTTTGTGCATTACAAGTTTTTACCAGGCCTAGGATTCTATGGCTTTGGTTTAACCCACATGATCGGAGGCTTATCTAAAGCCTCGACCTCCATTCTACGTCAACTTATTGACGCTGGTACTTTATCCAATTTACCAGCTGGCTTTAAGGCGCGTGGAATTCGTATTCGCAATGACGATCAACCCTTACAACCAGGTGAGTTCAGAGACATGGACGCTCCCGGTGGAAGTTTGCGAGACGCCTTTGTACCGTTACCGTTCAAGGAACCTTCTCAAACTCTACTTTCTCTCCTGGGAATCCTTGTCGATAGTGGTCGGCGTTTCGCATCTATTGCTGACATGCAAATTGGTGATGCGAATCAAAATGCGCCGGTAGGTACAACGGTTGCTCTACTTGAGCGTGGCACAAGAGTTATGTCTGCAATTCACAAAAGATTGCATGCATCTCAAAGAATTGAGTTTGAAATCTTATCCAAGGTTTTTGCTGAATACTTGCCACCTGCTTATCCGTACAACACAGCCAATGGTAATCAAACCATCAAGGCTGTGGACTTTGATGAGCGTGTAGACGTCTTACCAATATCAGATCCGAATACTTTCTCTATGGCGCAACGAGTCATGATGGCTCAAGAGTTACTTAGAACAGTACAAAGCAATCCAGAGATTCATGGCCCGAATGGTATTCATGAAGCTTATAGAAGAATGTACGCGGCCATGGGAGTACAAAACATAGAACAGTTATTGCCACCTCCTCCACAGCCACAACCTATGGACCCAGCAAGTGAGAACGCAGGGCTGATTACAGGATTGCCCCAACAAGCATTTATGGGACAAGATCATGATGCACACATTAATTCACACATGTCTTTGTATAACACCATTACTGCTCAATCGAATCCGCCAGTCTTATCTCTTATACAAGCACACGTTTATCAGCATGTTTCATTTAGGGCCGCTGAAATAGTAGATCAACAAAATGCTCAGAACCCAGAGTTCCAAGCAACAATGCAACAGATCAATATGTTGCCACCAGAAATGTCTATGGGTTATCAACAGCAACTAAAAGATTCTGTGGCTCGTGATGTATCTGCGGTGGTTGCTCAATTAATGCAACAAGTTAATCAAATGTTTATGCCACCTCCACCCATGCCAGATCCACTGGTAGAATTAAGGGGCAAAGAGCTAGACATTAAAGCTGATGATGTACAACGCAAGCGTGAAGAGTTTGTGCAGCGTCAACAGTTTGATGCAATGAAAGCAATGCAAGGCAATGAACTTGCAGAGCAAAGGTTACAAATTCAAAAAGAAATTGCTATGATGAAAGACACAATTGCTCGTGAAAGGATCGAACAACAAAATCAATTCAAAGCAATGGATATCATGCGAGGTAACAAATGAGTTCAGTTAGACAAAAAATGACAGCAATAAACAAGGCTGTAATGAAAGAAGAAGAGGCAAAATTAAATGGCAATCAACCGATCATCAATGAGAATGCAAATATCGACATCGACAAGATCGCCAAAAAAGCAGACAAAGATGCAGACAAGGTCCTTGCGAAAGCAACCAAAACGGTCAAGTCTAAAGCCAAAAAGTCTAAGTCTGTCGTTAAGACTAAGGCCAAGGTAGTTAAGAAGGCAGTTAAAAAGAAAAAATAATATGCCTTTAAAAAAAGGTAGCAGTAGGAAGACAATATCTGCTAACATAAGTGAATTAACACGCAGTGGTAAGAAACAGAAAACTGCTATTGCGATTGCTCTACAAGCGGCAAGAAAAAATAAAGGTAATAAAAATGGAAAAAGTAAAAGGCGTTAAACCAAGCGTAACCATCAAAGACCAAGGCACTGTAAACTACAAGCAAGTAGAAAGTATGCCAAACCCAGGCGCACCTAAACCATATGGCAAAGGTAAATCTCGTGGTGGAGGAGCTGCTTTACGAGGCACTAAATTTAACGGAGTTTCTTAAATGGCGATTGGTGATGCAATGGTTGCACCTGCTGGTTTACAAAATCAGATGTATGGTCAACCATCTAAAGTACCTGGCTATTCTCAAGGTTTGGGTCAAGCACCTGGCCAAATGGCATTACCACCAGAACCCATGCCGATAGGCAGACCAACAGCGGTTGTGGGTGGACCAGCATATTTTACCCCCCAAGGCTACAATGCCCCACCTCAGCCCACCCAAGCTTTCATGCCAACTGATAGCATGCCTGATCCAATTGGGCAACAGTTTATGCGTCAAATGGAAAGCCCCATGGGTCAACAGTTTCAACAACAATACGAAGCAACTCAAGCTCCAATCAGAGAAGCCGAAATGACAAGACGTGCTGAAGAACAAGCAGCTCAAGATACAAGGTTCCAAGAAATGATGGATCGTATTGCAGAGCTAGAAGGCCAGTTGGCTACACCAGAACCAACTCCAATGCCTGAACCTGATCCTTTTGTACCAGGCGGTCCTTTTCCGGGGATACCAGATTTTATAAGAGACTTAGATTTTAGCGGCCTTCCTAATTTTGATATCGATTACGATGATCTTATGGATCAATATAGAGACAGAATGGAAATGGGTGAACCAGAGCCAATTGAAAGTTTCTTGCCTGATCCTAGAGATCTTCCTCCAATGAGGCCTATGCCTGTGGACGAACCAAGATTCACAACTATGCCAGTACCAGATGGACCTCGTGGTCCGGGAATGAGCATAGGCGATATGTTAGAAGGCAGAGTAACAAGGATGCCAGTTGGAGATCCAGTCCCTTTTGTTCCGCCTGTAATGCCTAGAACCAACATGCCTAACATACCTAATATACCTAACATAGATTTTTCAAACTTACCTAAGTTTGAAATGCCAGAAATTGGAAAACCAGCTATGGGTGGAAGACCAATGATTCCAAGTTTTAGAAACTTTAATTTAAGATAAACATCACATCGGCAGGAGAGAGCCATGGATAGCGTAAAACTCGCGGAGTATTTTTTTAAGACTCTGCGCAAAAGAGAACAGGATTTAGTTGACAGTCTTTCAGCAGGGA